CCTTGGTAAAATGCGCAGGTCGTTTTTTGGCCCATTCCTTTTATATTTGGCCGGAGGAGGTGAGAGGATGCCGAAGATAAGTATAGAAACAAGAATTAATAACGAGAAAGCAAGACTTGAAAAGATATACGCGGATATCGAGTCGACAAAGAAGCAGGTCGCGGCAGGACTCATCGAAAACGCCGCCAAACAGCGGATCATGGTCGAGGATCTCTGGGCGGACTTGCAGGAACATGGTTATACTGAACTGTTTCATCAGTCGGACAAGTTTCCGCCGTACGAACGCAAGCGGCCTGCCGCCGATTTGTACGGAACCACATCCGCACAGTATAACAAGACCATTAAGCAGCTGAGTGACCTGCTGCCGAAAGAGAACCTGTCCGCAAAGGCAGAGACAGACGGGTTTGATGAGTTTTTAGCATCCGGTGATGATTAAGTACGCCTTGAACTACAACCCAATTAGAGAGTATTGGGAGGCGATACGTGAAGGGAAAGAGGTTGTCTCTGCCAAAATTAAAAAGACATACCGCAAACTCGTTTACGATTTGGACAACCCAAACGCAAGCGAGTTTTTTTATGACCCGAAACTGGCAAACAGGGTACTCGAGTTTGCAGAGAACTTCTGTAAGCACAGCAAAGGTAAGTTCGGCGGAAAGCCGGTCAGGCTGGAACTGTGGGAGAAGGCGATGCTCGCGGCGATCTTCGGTTTTGTCGATATCGAAGGCAACAGGAAGTACAGAGAGGCCATCCTAATCGTAGGCCGTAAGAACGGTAAGTCACTGTTGGCATCCATTGTCGGACTATACATGCTGATGGCGGATGGAGAACCCGGGCCGGAAGTGTATAGCTGTGCGACCAAGCGCGAACAGGCGAAAATCATCTGGATGGAGTCCAAAAGGATGATCGCAAAATCCCCTGCACTGGCAAAGCGCACACGAAGCCTTGTGGGAGAGATCGCGGCAGACTTCTGTGACGGAACGTATAAGCCGCTTGCTTCTGACAGCAACACACTGGACGGTCTAAACGTTCACTGCTCTCTTCTCGATGAGATCCATGCGTGGCAGTCTGGAAAACCGCTCTATGACGTTATTGTTGACGGATGCTCTGCCCGTGAACAGCCTTTGATTTTTATCACTACAACATCAGGCACCATTCGTGAAGACATCTATGACATGAAATACGATGAAGCCAAACGAGTCATCGAAGGCTACTTTGACCCGATTGGATACAAGGATGAGCGGCTTATCGCATTTGTTTACGAACTGGATAAACGTGAAGAGTGGATGGACGAAAGCTGTTGGAAGAAGGCGAATCCGGGGCTTGGCACGATTAAGAACTATACCACATTGAAGGACAAGGTCGAGAAGGCAAAGGCGAATCCGCTTCTCGTCAAGAATCTGGTCTGCAAGGAATTCAATATTCCGGAAACAACGGGAGAGGCATGGCTGACAGCGGAACAAGTGGTAAACGAAGAACGCTTCGATGTGATGGAGCTGAAGCCCAGGTACGGCATCGGTGGCGTTGACCTTTCAAGCACCACAGACTTGACAGCGGCAAAGGTTATCTTCCGTGTACCGAACGATGAAAAAGTGTATGTCCTCCAGATGTACTGGATACCGGAAGACAATGTCGAGAAACGAGTCAAGGAAGACCACATCCCGTATGACGTTTGGATTGAACAGGGATTGATGCGGACTTGCAAAGGAAACCAAATCAGCTATCACGATGTGACTGCATGGTTTGTGGAAGTGCAGGAGCAATTGGATGTGTATCTGTACAAGGTCGGATACGATAGTTGGTCTGCAAAGTACTGGGTGGAGGAAATGGAGCAGACATTCGGAACCGGCATCATGGAGCAGGTCATCCAAGGCAAGAAAACGCTTTCCGGACCGATGAAGTCACTTGGCGCGGATCTCGATGCCAAGAAAGTGATATACAACAATAACCCGATTGACAAGTGGTGCTTATTCAACACTGCTGTTGATATAGATAAAAATGACAACATACAACCGATGAAGACAAGCGTCCCGACACGGCGAATCGATGGAACAGCCGCGCTCTTGGACGCTTATGTTATTTATCAGCAATTTTTTAATGACTATATGTCGATGATTTGAGGTGAGTGAGCTTATGAGATTTCCAAGATTTTTCAATCTACGCAGAAGCCGAGATCCTACCGTGAAGCCGGACAATAATGCTGTCCTTCAGATGGTCAATCTGTATTCAGACCACTATCTTGCATGGAACGGAAAACTGTATGAGTCGGACATTGTCATGGCATGCATCAGACCGGCTGTGAAAGCGGTCGGAAAACTGGTCGCAAAACATATACGGACGGGAGCGAAAGAGCTGACGGTCAATCCGATGACAAACATCAAGATGGTTTTGCGGTATCCGAACCCAAGGATGACCATGCAGCAGTTTTCCGAGAAGATGGCTTTCCAACTGATCACTACCGGAAATGCATTCGCATTGGTGGAGCGAGAGATAGATCCTCCGCACAGACCGATTGGACTTTATCCGATTGAGTGCCGGTCAGCGGAACACATCTGCGACAACGGCGTTGACATGGTCAAATTTGTGCTGAACAACGGCAGGGTGATGCTGTTTGACTACACGGACATTGTTCATCTGAGAAGAGATTTTTCAAGTGATGCCTTTTTCGGGACGAACCCGGCACCGGCACTGACTCAGCTGATGGAATGTGTCGGAACGATTGACCAAGGCATCGTTAAGGCCATCAAGAACAGTAGCATCATCAGATGGTTGCTTAAATTCAATACGGGCATGAGACCGGAAGACGTTAAAAAAAACGTCTCCGAGTTTGTGAATAACTACCTGTCTGTCGAGTCCGATTCGTTTGGTGCGGCAGGTGTTGATGCAAAGGTGGATGCCAAGCAAATCGAACCGAAGGACTATGTCCCGAACGCCGCCACAACGGACAAGCTGACGGACAGGATCTATAGCTTCTTTGGAGTGAACAAGGCAATCGTCCAGTCTTCCTATGATGAAAACCAATGGAATGCATTTTACGAAGCACAGATTGAACCGATTGCCATCCAGTTTGGAGAAGTGCTGACGTTAAGGCTGTTTACGAAGAAGGAAATCAACTTCGGGAATCAAATCGTCTTTGAGGCATCCAGCCTACAGTACGCTTCGATGTCCACCAAGATGAACCTTGTTGCTTTCCTCGACCGTGGCATCATGAGTCCGAACGAGATTAGAACTATCCTAAATCTGCCGCCGATCCCCGGCGGAGATGTTTATGTACGGAGACTTGACACAGCACCGATAGAGACGGGAGGTGAGACAGATGACGCATAAGATTGATATTCGGGGAGACATCATCCCGAATGACTACAAGTGGTACTACGAATGGCTGGAAATGGACAGCACATGCACAAAAGATGTCACCGAAGTGTTGGACAAGATGGTCGCAGGCGATGACGTAGATGTCTACATCAATTCACCGGGCGGCGTGATTGATGTGGGAAGCGAGATATACACTCTGCTACGTCAGAAGGCCGAGACGAACCCGGTCAACATCTACATTACCGGGCAGGCGTGTTCGGCGGCGTCCATCATCGCTTGCGCGAGTCATTGCGCCATGTCACCGACCGCACTGATGATGGTACATTGTGTGTCGAGCGGTGTCATGGGAAACCACAATGACATGGAGCATATGGCGGAAGTGTTACGAACAGCCGACCATGCTCTATGTACCGCATACACCGAAAAGACGGGCATGACGGAAGAAGAGGCTTTGGAGATGATGGAACAGGAAACCTGGCTGACAGCCGAGCAGGCAAAAGAGCGCGGCCTTGTTGATGAAATCATCTTTGAAAGTAAAGAGGGAGAAGCGTTGCCAATGGTTGCATCATGCGGCCTTTTTTCGTTGCCGACAGAAGAGCAGATGGCAAGGGCAAGAGAAATGGCAATCGTACACATTGAGCCGGAACCCACAGACACGGCAGAAGCAAGGCGGCTTGAAAGAAGCATGGAAGCAAAGCGTCTTGCGAGAAGCAAAAGAATTTTACGGAGGTAAATGACTATGAAATATGCAGATTACAAAGAAATGTATGACAAGCTCAACGAAGAGCTTACCGCACTGATCGAGAACGATGCCAGTGATGAAGAGTATCAGGCAAAAGTAGACGAGATCAATGCACTGAACGAGAAATGGGATGTCACTTCCCAGCGGATCGCCGATGCGAAAGTCCTTTCTGACGATCGCAGAAGCTACAACATTGAGGATGCTGCTGTGCAGGCTTCCCCGGCAGCAGTAGTCATGGAATCGGTCAGCTTTGAACCGCAGGCCGCAAACGAGGAGAAAACCGACATGAACAGCAAAGCATACGAAATCGCATGGGCGAAAATGATGATGGGCAAGAAGCTCACCGATGCCGAGAACAGCACCATCTCGATGGTCAATGCAGCACTGACAACCGTCAACACCGGTGCAGTCATCCCGACTTCCGTAGCGCAGGGTATCTGGGATCTGATCGAGGAACAGCATCCGCTTTGGGCTGACGCTCAGAAAACATATGTTAACGGCAACTACAACATGATCGTTTCCGATGTTTCCAGTGAAGCAGCTTGGTACGATGAGGCAACCGCAACAGCAGACGGTTCCGAAACCTTCCGCACGATTTCTCTTACCGGATGCGAACTGGCAAGAAACATCGTTGTTTCTTGGAAACTGCGTGAGATGGCAGTAGAGGACTTCATTCCGTTTATTCAGAAAAAACTGGCTGACAAGATGGGTAAAGCTCTCTCCTATGGTGTTGCCAAAGGCAAAGGCCAGCCGGGAGCATCCGATACATTTAAAGCCGAGCCGAAGGGCATCATCACTGCTCTTCTGGCAGAGACAAGCACTCCGCAGGTTAAGACCTATACCGCAGGCGAACTTGCTTACTCCGATCTGACCGCCGCACTCTCTAAGATCAAATATGGTCTGGACGGTCTTCGCATTTATGTAAACAATACGACAAAATGGGGCGAGTTGGCGAATGTCAAGGATCAGAACGGAAGACCTATCATGATTGCAGATCCGATCAATGGCGGCATTTCTCGCATCTTTGGCATCGAAGTGAAGCGTGAAGACGCACTGGCAGATGGTGAGATCCTTTTTGCGAATCCGTCCGTTGGCTACATTGCGAACGTCAACAAAGACATGTCCCTTGCAACAGAGGAGCATGTGAAAGAGCGTACCGCTGACTACTGCGCTTATGCAATCGTTGACGGCAACGTGACCACCACAAAGGCACACGCACTGTTAAAAAACTCATGATGGCGGCAACGGCTGATACGGACAATGACGGTACGCTGTCTGAATCCGAATTGCAGGCCTTAACCATTGCCCAGTTGAGGGAACTTGCCGCCGAGAAGGGCTATACGATTACGGCAACGAAGAAAGCCGAAATAATTGCTGAGATTCTGGCACAGGAGGGATAACCGATGCTTACCATGGATGTTGACTTGAAAGAAATGCGAGCCATGGTACGTGTCACAGGTAAGTATCTTGACAATGAGCTGGAGGATTTACAGAACGCATTCCTGATGGATTTATCCAGG